CAGGGTCTCTTTGTCCTGCTGATAATATTTGAATCCCATCTGGAAAATTATAAAAGCCATGCTTTCCTTTTTTACCATTATAATTATTCAGCCTTACTTTATATTCATCTAAGCGGTCTGAACCAGCAATCATAACAATCTTTCTATAACCACGATCATATAAATCAGTTAAAGCATCAAAAGGAGTTTTTACTTTTTTATTAACAAGAACTTGTCTGGCGTGCTTTGGAAACATTTTACGAATATACTTGATCTTACTAGTATATTCTAAAGGGTTATCTTTTTTATCATTAGATTGAGATAGATAAAGAAAATAAGGATTGCGACCAGCAGAAGAAGATAACTTATCCATAAGTTTTCCATGGCCAATAGTAGGCGGATTCATTCTACCAAAGGCAAAATAAGCAACCTTTTCTTCTTCTACTAAAAACTGGGAAAATGAATTAATCATTCAGAAGATCCACCTCTTTTTCTCTGCATTTCTGCTTTACGAATAAGTGGAAACATCTTTTTAGCCAAACGATCAATACGTGTTTTCATTTCAGGCTTATCAAGTCTTTTTTCAATTTCAGCCTTACGTGCTATAGTTAATTCCCCACGAGGAATATCTTTTGTTATCTTAAGTAAGATTTTATTGCGGGCAGCTCTTTTTGCTCTCTTTTGCAAAACTTCCTTACTCGCAACACGTCGAGCAGCTCTCTTTCTACCAAGAGCAATCTTGGCACGATTCCTTTTAAAATCACGAGCTTTCTTTAATCTTTGAGCCATAGACAAAGCTTCATCCGGAGACTCGTCTACGCCACCGTCTAATCCAGTTCTTCTTTTTCTATGTCTTCTATATTTGATTTCATCAGGCTCACCGGGAGCGTAATCTACAGTAATTAAATCTTTAAATTTTAACATCAGCTTCTTCCTGGTTTATCCCATCCCTTTAAAATATTTGGCGAAAAGTTGTTATATGAAAATTCCATTCTATCAACAATCTTTACCGCATCACCACCAAGTCTATCAATTGCTACATAACCTTCGTGACCTGTCGTCTTAAATCCTTTTGTAGTTTGTACAAATGTGTCGATCTTTTTAATATTATTAAGTATATTTATAAGTTTTAATTTTACTAAAACAATTAGTTTTTGTAATTCAAACACCTTTATCAGATTTTGTTTATTCTGGGGAGAGAAAAATTTTAAGATTTCCTCTCTCTTTTTAGCTTGCGCATCTTTGCCGCGTTCTGACTTGCGTTTGAGGATTTCTTTTTCGTATTTGTCTTTGATCCACTTGATGAGTCCGTCGGCATGTCTTCGAGTGTCTTTAATAATTTCGCCTTTCCTGACAAAGGAGTTGTTGTAGGTTTCGATTGTCTGCGAAAGTTCGTCGTTGGACTCAATTTCTTTAAGGGTGCTACTAGATATTTGGTTAAAGAGTTTCCCAATTTCCGAAAGACGTTCATTTACTTCCTCCGTATCCTTTTTTGACATTGTTACTTTAGTCATATCTCTTAACATTGCATCTTGAGACCAGACAGATTTTGATTTTTTAAACTTTGATGTATCCACACCATAACTTGCTTTCATCGTTTCAAAAGACGAGCCAGTGTATGTAGTATGCCAGACGATTCCAATTTTTGCCGATCTGATTTCTTTGGCTGCTGCAGTTCCTTCTGGGACCGCATAAATAATTGTATTAGGGTGAAAAGTGACATACTTTTTTCCATCTATAGTTTGATTGGACAAATCGTTATTGCTGAATAAGAAGTCTCCTTGAACAACACCTTTGATTCCAAGTGAAGGCAGATATTTAAGTGCGTCTTTGAGCTTATCAGCAAGATCACCAGAAGTATCAGCATCGACGTCAGCTGTAGATTTATAGACCTTAGGGTTTTTGTTGAATATTCCTTTTTTGGCAACGAAAAATTTATCATCACTCGGATCAATACCAGCAAAAACAGCAGGAGCGCCATCCCATTTAACACTTACATTTCCTTTCTTGGTTCCACCAAGCATATCTCTTAAATCTCTAAGAGCAAAGATTGCTTCACGTGTACCTTTTACTCCACCATAGATGACTCTATCTTCAATATGAGTCATATGAGTATTTTTTTGTTCGGTTATAGTTTGTTTAAAACTTATCATTTCATCAACTTCTTTATTATTGTTAATGCTCTTTTGCCATCAGGATGATTTGGATTAATACTTACTTCATTACCATTCATAAAATCGGATATATTAGCTGATTTACCTAGTGCCGTAATTGCTTTATGTAGTGGGTCTTTTGGATCATACTTCGTTTCAAATCCACTCTTACCTCTCAGTTCAACCCATTTACTATCACCCTTATTCCACATTTTCATAACATCCATATTTTTATTACGGATGAGTTTTAGCTTAACTCCTTCAGATATGAAACCTTTAAAATTTAACATTAGTTATCCTTTAAGATAAGATCAAAGGTTGCCCCACCACCAACATTATTTTGAGATTTTGCAACAACTTGTAAATCAGTTTTTTCAGTAAACACTAATGGAATAGGATAATCAACTGTAAACCCAGAAGCAAATACTCCAAATTGTCCTTTTACGTTAAAAGAACCATTAAGTGGTCTTGATATGAGTCTAAATAAAGCATCATTATTTGCATCTACATTACCTTGTAGTTTAATAAGATAGCCAGTTTTACCTGCTGGAATTGTATATAGAGACATAAGAGTTTGTCCAGCACCAGCCAATATAATTGCAAGATCTGTAGTTGCTCTCTTAATTCTAATCTCATCAACGTTTGTAGATCCCGTATTTGAAGTAATCATACTTGCTCTAAACACTCTGAGAAACTGGTTAGATGATGCGGCTCCACCAATTGTTAAAGTTTCTGTTATTGGTGCATAGTTTTGATCCAAACCTTGAACTTCAACGGTACCATTATTATCAGATCCTGTATCATCAGCTACAGCTAATACAGTACCTGCGGCGGCATAAGCATAATCGGCGGTACCATCCCATATGGTTTGATATGAACTTGGAATAGATTCTCTGTATCCAAACTTATTAATAGAAGATGTGCCAGAGACAAGACCTTGAGCAATACCAATAAGATATGGTGTCATAATACCATCTACAGTAATTGTTCCACCGCCATCTATAATCGTTACCGGATTAGTGATTGTATCTACTGTAGTGGTTTCAAGGGCCGCTAAAGAAGCGGCATCTAATGCTACTGTACCATCTACTGTTTGAGTTGATGGGAAATTATTAATTGCTACGGTACCATCAACAGTAATTGAAGAATCATTATCTGTAATAGCTACTGGCTGGTTTACCGAAACTGTACCATCTACTGTTATACTATTACCACCATCCTGAACAGTAACCGTACCAGAAATAGGCTGAGTTGCTTGGAAAAAAGTTCCAGTAACTGCGACAGGATTTGTTACAGTATCTACCGTAATTGTTTCTAATGCTGCAAGAGATGCGGCATCTAGTGCTACGGTACCATCTACTGTTTGAGTTGATGGGAAATTATTTACACTTATAGCACCATCAACAGTAATTGAAGAATCATTATCTGTAATAGCCACTGGTTGGTTTACCGAAACCGTACCAGATATAGGTTGAGTTGCTTGGAAAAAAGTTCCAGTTACTGCAACAGGGCTGTTAATTACATCCACTATAATTGGATTTGCTATTGTATCTACAGTTACTGGATTAGTAATTGTATCTACTGTGATCGTTTCAAGAGCAGCAAGAGATGTAGAATCAATAGCAACCGTACCATCTACTGTTTGAGATGCAGGAAATGTAACATTTACCGTAGTATTTTCAAGAGCAGCCTTTGTATCTGAATCTAAAGCAACTGTTCCAGATACCGGAATAGGATTACCCGTATCGTTATTAATTTCAACAGAAGAACCAACATTTACTGTAACATTTTCTAGTGAAACCAGACTACCCGAATCTAAAGAAACGGTCCCTGTAACATTAGCATTTATTGTCTCTAAAGCAGCTAAACTTGTAGCGTCAAGAGTAACCGTACCTGCAACTGTTTGGGTTGCTGGAAAATTAGATATTGTGGCTGTTACGGATTGTAGTGCCGTAATATTTGTACTATCTAAGAACATAGTTCCATCAACTGTTTGAACAGATGGGAAATTATTAATATCTACTGTAGTATTTTCTAATGCAGCTAAAGATGAAGCATCTAATGCTACTGTACCATCTACTGTTTGAGATGCAGGAAAGTTTGAAACTGCAATATCACCACCAGTATTTGTTACAGTACCGGTGATCGGGATAGGATTACCAGAATCATTTTTAATTTCTTGGTTATTGACAAAAAGATAACTCATACGATTCTCCATCCGTTTCTATAAATGAGTGAAATTGATCCGTTGTTTATTTGGAGAGTAAACCCTCCAGTATCATTATCAACTGTACCGGATACTACAATTGGATTTATACTTGCTGAACCAGATTCATCTTTTATAACTAATTGTTCACCATTACTTATTCCGCTAGGAAGAGTGATAGTACACGTTCCAGAATAATTTACTCCGATATAGTGATCATCTACTGAAGCAGTATAGGAAGATGTAGTAACAAGAGTAGTACTAACAATATGACTTGCTATCTGATCTGCCGATGTAACAGTACTAAAAACAAATTTACCTGTAGCTGCATTATATTTTAAATATTTATTATCGGCAATTGTTGATCTATCTACATCATCTAATTTTCTTAGTTTAGTTTCACCACCACCACCAATTGTGGACATTTGGTGTTGTACTCTTTGAATAAATGTTTTATAGTGTTTTGCTAAATCTTCATGTGTTACAAAATCTTGATTAAGAGGTGTTAAGGGATCGTCGTTATTTTCCTCTGTATCACCACCAAATAAACCGAGCTGAGCTTCACTTACACTTCTTTTATGAGATTGGGCTTCACTTAACTTTTTAAAATTAGAAAGAAGATCCTCATTTAATGCATTTTCACTTATATTTTCAACTTTCTCGGTTAACTCTACTTCTAAAACTTTACCTTTTAAATCATCTTCTAATCTTTTTTCATCATAGTTAATATTCTGCTGTTTTTCTTCGGAGATAAGTTTAAAGAAATCAGAAAATGTAGGCTCATTAGCCTTTTCTTCAGCTATTCTTATTTTTTCTGCTTCAGCTTTTTCTTTTTCAAGAGCCAGCTCTTTAAAAAAATCGCTTAATGAGGTTTCATTTGACATTAGATTTCCAACCAATTATATTTTACCATACTATTTATATAAAAAAATGGAGGTGAAATACACCTCCATACAAGTTATATCAAACAAAAGGAAAGTTATTTTTATCTTCGATAGATATATGCATCCATTTTATCTGCCACACTAAGAGGGAGACACATATTATATTTAGGATTACCTAGTCTGGATCCACGACCCTGACATTTAACATAGAATTGGTAATCTTTACCAGCAATTCTTAAATCTTTATTTAAGTTAGATACAATTTTTCTAACAGTATCTAACTGTTCCATATCATCTTTATTTTCTTTAAAAAATGTTCCGATATAAGAATCTGTCCTAGAAGAATTAACTGCAATACCCATTAGCCCATCTTTCCCGAACGAATCATTGAAAAACCAGAAGCAAACATTGTTTGATGAACAGCTCGAGACTGTTCTTCTGTTAATCCTTCATACCGTTCTTTCTCACCGGTATTCCAATTCCAAATTCCCTCTACAAACCACATTATTTAACTCCTTCTATAATAGCTGTAAATAAAATTAAAAGTACAAAGAAAATTGCACAACCAACTGCAGTACCCATTATGCATACTCCTTATATTCTACTACTTTAGCAAGGTCTTCAACAAGCTGCTGACCATACTTAGTGAATAGTATGCCTTGCTCCCAAACAAAATGTTCTACATCTTGAATGTGATAAAAAGTTTCACAACCTGTAATCCAACGTAAAGCATCCCAGTAATCATGAGCGCCCCAGGTTTGGGCTTGATGAATACGCTCTTTAAATTCATCAACTTTCATTTCTTCAATCTTTTTTTCACGAGCGGTATTCTCCTCAAGCTGATCACAAAGAGCATTCCATAGCTCTTGTTTTTGGCGAGGAGTACGATCATTCCACTCATCCATTAAAACTCCACGAGGACGAAACCCATAAACATCTTTATGAAGGTCTGAGAAGCAATCATCTGAGTAAGTGAATTCCATTTTTATATCCTTCCGATTCTCTTTACATAACTAATATAGTATATTTTAGGGATCTTGTAAACCCCTAAAATGCATTTTTATGCAACTTCTTTGAAACCAAAGTTTGCTACAACGTGGCGGTTACCATCTTCGTCTTCGATAAGATCGCCAACTGAGATAGAAGCCATCCGACCTAAACGAGTAATCTGAGACTCAGGGCCAATGTTACCAACTTGAAAAACTTCATCTAAACAAGTAGCTTCAATAAAAGAAACCGCAGTGTAAAAATTTTCATACAAAGCTTTTTCAACAAGATCAACCATTTTCTCTCCACGAAAATCCATGGCCATATCATCACGAATTTCACGCTTCATGCTTTTAGTGCCAGCATTAATTCCAGAGATTTCATCTTCTGTGTAGCGGATTTGGTAAACTGTGTATTTCATTTTCTTATCTCCGATTCTATTTACTCTTACAACATATACTATTATGCATAGTTTGTAAACCCCTAAAATGCATTTTTATGCACTTTTTTTCTCTGTATCTTTTATGTTACAGTGATTAAAAAGTAACCAAAATGTAAATTATTACATTGCTAAATAAAATTATGGCAGAGTATACAAGTATATACCGCCATACTTTTCCAAAAACAATATAGGAGATATTAGATGGAAATCCTCAATAAAGTAAAATCATGGGCTGGAGCTTTAGCTGAAGCAGGTGTAAGCCTAATCGGACTAGGCATCGTCCTTGAAATCCTTTTCGACGGGATGAATATTCCATTTTGGCCAGACGTCAATGTTACAGCAAACATTCTCGGGTTGCTTGGTAACTTTAGTGAACAAGGTCTGGTTGGTTTAGTTGCTTTAGCCATTTTATGGCATATTTGGAATAAAAAATAATTAGCCAGTGAAAATACGGGAAAGAAAAAGGGGGCGATAAAGCCCCCTTTAGTGTTTATATGAACTAATTTATTGCGGATTAATTACATAGTGAATTAGTAAAACAAGAGCAACAGACGCACCAAGCCCTACCATCATCTTACCAAAATCTTTAGCAACTAATGGAAAGACTGATTTGGTTTTCTTCTTACCGAAATAAGTTGCCATTGCAAGCTCACGACCTGCAAGTAAACCAACAAAGACCCAAGTTGTACTCATAGGAATATCATTTAGTTCTTTAAAGAAATACAAACATAGCCAATAGAATAAATCAATCAATGTAGCAGAACGAACATATCGAGTATTATGTTTTTCCAAAACAATTTTTTGTATTTTACCACCCTTTTCTCTAAACATAAAAAACAAGCCGGCAATAAACACAATACTGATAAACACCATTAGGTCTATAGGAATTGCACGTGGTAAGAATACTGCAATGTTAGCAATATCATGCGATAGCCAAGTAAACCATAATCCACCGGTTGCAACCCATTGGGCTACACGCCAAAACTTTTTATTATTTTCAGATACTGGTTGAGTTTCGTCGTACCATTTACCAAAATACTTATGGATAGCAAACCACACAGCATAAGCAAATGCTGCAGCAACACCATAGCCCATAATTGATTTCATTAGCATCTTCTCTAATACAAAGGTGCTAGCAAATACTGATAAGACTAAAAATGATGTTGAAACCGGAACACCCATTCGTGTTAATAAAACAAGAATAGCAGGTGCCGCGGCGTGATACCATTGTACTTCTTGGAATGGGATCTTATTCAAACGGCCGTAAGATATATCGCCACCATTCATATACCACCCATACCAGAGTGTATATAACAAAACAGCGGATGCCGCGGCCCATAATACCTTATAATTAAATCTTTCATTGTTTGATGCCATCCAAGTACCGAGCGTTTGTACTGAATCGTTGGCAATAACTGCATATGCAGCAAGTAGGAATCCGATAAGACTCCACATTGTGAGTAGTTCCATTTATTTTCCTCCGTTAAAAAATAGGCGGAACTTTACATTCCGCCTATCCGATTATTATTTAAATTAAAAATTGTCAACCATTTCTTGAGTAGCTGCTAACTTAGGATCACTTACTAGTCCATATTCAGCAAGAGGACTGTCAGGTCCTGCCATATCATCAGAAACAAAGAACTGGATATATTCCTTAAGACCAGGAATAAAATCAATATGCTCCATTTTTACATAAAACTGCAAAGGGCGAGAGATTGGATACTCACCAGATGCAATTGTTTCAGTTGAAGGCGCAACACCATTTACATTTGCAGCATAGATTGAATCTGTATTATTCAATAAGAATGATAGACCAAACACGCCAATACCTTCTGGGTTATTTTTCAAACGATTTAAGGTTTCGGTATAGTCACCATCAATATCAATGCTTACACCATCAGTACGAACTTTCATACATTCTTTTTCGGCTTTCTTTTTATCTCCACCATTCTGTTTAAAGAACAAGTCATATGAACCAGCTGATTTACAACCCACTACCATAACCTTTTTATCAAATACTTCACGTGTACCATGCTTGGTACCTGGAATAAATGTTTTGATTGGACGATCCGGAAAGTTTGGATCTACTTCTTTCCAGTTTTCTGCATTTGATTTATTTGAAATTGCCAAATAGATATGCATAGGTGTAATGTTTTCAAACCCTTTAGTTTCTAAGCGGCTTGCAAATACGATACCATCATATCCGATACGAACTTCAACTGGCTCACTTACACCATTTGAAGCACACCGTGCAATATCTGAATCTTTAATGTGTGATGATGAGTTTGCTATATCAATAGTGTTTGCTCCAACACCTTCACACAATTTTTTACGACCAGCACCTGAGCCACCTGACTCAATGATTGGTGTTGGGAAGTCAAAGTTTTCTCCAAAAGCCTCTGCAACAATTGCTGCATAGGGTAATACTGTTGAAGATCCAGCCACGTGAACTTGGTCACGTGCACTTGCCATAGTGGCAGTCGCTATTATAGCAACCATTAAGCTTAATAGTTTCATTTCTTTCTCCTTTGCTTGACGGCTTTACCCCGTCGCTCGCATTAAAAAAGACAAAGTCTTTACCACTTTGCCTTAAAATTATTTATTAAGGATGTTAAAAGTTAGTGTAACAGCTATGTAAAACTTAACTATTTTCAATCATTTCTTTTAGTTTTTCATAAGATTCTTTATTTCTAGCAGTAAAGGATACCGTTATTTTAGTATCCTTTAATTCTAAAATCTTACACGTTAAATTATTTTCGTGTAACATATGAGCAAAATCTTTAAGTTTTAAATGACTTGATATGTCCTTTACAACTTCGTACATTCAAGCCTCCCGTATAGTTCCCGATAAGCTTTATTTATAGTAACTATGGCCTTAAGAGGCCATAGCATATTGTACTGCTGATTCCGCAGCTTTTACTTTACGTGTTTGGTTGTAACCAAACCACTGATTATAAAGACGATTTTCTGCATTCCGTCCTTGTTGGTGATCAGTATAATATGTTACTGAGTTAAATGCTTGCCACCAAGTACCAGCACCAAGTTCTGCACCAGGCTGTGACTCAAGTGCATCAAAGCACATTTTAGCACCACGGGAAAGGTCTTCATATGAAGTAATAACTTTTTCTTTTCCTTCTGTTGTGCTATGTGGAGCAATATCATTATAGAAGTTAAGAAGGTCTTCAACTTTAAAACGCTTGGAGCCTAAGAACTGAGCCATTTCTTTATACTTCTCAAATTTTTCATGAGCAATACCAAGCTGTTCTTTTACCATTTCTGGATTGAAGACAGAACGATGACCAACTTTTACAGACTTATCAGCTTTCTCGCTAAGGCTTAAGGTAAGAGTATTATTGCATACAACACGAATTGGTGTAAACCGAACATCAATTGCTTTTCCGTACTGGTGTGGATTTGAAAAAAGCATATATGAATCAACTTGATCTTCCTTACCGAATACATCAAATGATTCTTTTACTTTAGCCAAAGCCCATACAATCTGTCCATTCTTTAATGAACCAGCTGTATGCATTTCCATATCTCCAGCCATTACATAATCTGAAAAGAAATTAAACGCTTCAGAGTTTTGTACTGGATTCCAGTTTTCTCCAACATTTGTTAGAATCGTATTATCACTAGTACGAATAAGAGCTTGTTGTCCTGTAGGCACTTGTTCTCCACCAACATTTATATAAGCATCAACTTTTTCAACTTCCCAGTCAAGCCCAGCTTTTTGCTGCATCTGTGCAGGTGTTAAATCATTACTTACTGGTACTCCAAGACCGTGCCAAGGTAGTGCTCCAGCGTATGCCATTGTTTCTACTTCATGTGCCATTATATATCTCCTTATGCCACTAATTCACGAATCATTTTATTTAATACTTTAAGCTGCACTTCTTCAGAGTAGCAGCTAAATGTTGGTGAGACACGAATACCGTTCTCGCCTAGGAATTCAATCATTTCTTTTACTTTGTGAGTCATCATAGTTATCTCCGATTCTTTTTCATTTAATATGTAAACATTATATATTATTAATTATGCCTTGTAAACCCCTAAAATGCATTTTTTCTGATTATTTTTTTATAAATAGTATCAACCGTGATATAAATTGAGAGAATCCTTATGCCAAGTAAAGCAAGACTTTTAGCAAAATCTATGATAGAAAGTCCTATACTTTCCGAAATAACCACAAATCCAACAATTACTCCTGCTACAATTACTACTGCAGTAAATGATGTAGCAACTGGAAATTTTGCATCAATAGATTTATTGCCTAACACTGGTAATGATGTAGGCGATCAAGCTTTTGTTCAAGCAACTAATAGATTATATATATGGAGTGGATCCGGCTGGTATAACATTGCACTCATTAATACAACTCCTACATGGGACTCAGGTGGACAACCAGCAGGGTCCTACGTTTTGGATGCTGATAGCCCACAAACGGCAACCACGATTACTTTGGCAGCGTCTGATCCAGAAGGTCTTCCTATTTCTTATACTTATGTTACTTCTGGTCAAATGGATTCTATTAGTACAATTAGTCAAGACTCATCAGTGTTCACAATAACGCCAAAAACTTCTGCACAAGCACCTGATGGTGGTACTGGTTCTATTACGTTTAGAGCAAGTGATGGTGTAAATATTTTACCTTATGTTTCTAGTTTCACTCTTACTTTTTTCATTCCTATAGAAAATAGTAGATATACAACTTTATTAGCAACTGCTACTGGCACTGGTGATAACAACGATATTATCGATGCATCTACAAATAACCATAGTATCACAGTAAATGGCGATGCTCACGCTGGTACTTTTAGCCCTTATAGAAGTGGGGGTTATTCAACATTATTTGGATCTAATACAAACTATGGTAGATATGAATTAACAAATAATATTTCTTTAACTGGTGATTTTACTATTGAATTTTGGTTTTCTGGTACTGAATATACAGGCAGAAATCAGATTTTAGGTTCTGGCTTTCAGCTCCGAAAAGAGGGTAGTGGTTGGTATACAAGTATATCTTGGCCTCAAGGCAGCTATTCTATTCCAAACAATGAGGTGCCTGGATCAGAATGGCATTGGGTTCAACTTATTAGATCAAGTGGTTCTGCCCAACTTTACGTTGATGGAAACACAGTAGGTAGCGCTGTTGCAAATACAACAACATATAATTTAAATAGTGGATATGCTAATAAACTAATAATAGGGTATGAAGCAACAAGTGAGAGATTTGATGGATATTTAAGAGATTTAAGAATTTCTAATGTTGCAAGAACAGCAGCTATTCCAACCGCTCCTTTAGAATTGGATAGTAATACTCATGTTTTACTATTTAATAAAGGCGCACAAATTGCTGAAACAGGTCTTAGTAATACTCTCACGCTTACTGCTTTAGGTGATCCTGAGTCACATGCTATTGGGCCCTACGACTACTTAGAATACTCAGCAACTGATCACGGTGGGTCTATAAATTTTGATGGAACAGGAGATTATCTAACTATACCAGATCATTCTTCACTTAATTTTGCCTCTAATGATTGGACTATTGAATGCTGGATATACCCAAGAACAAATGTAGGAGATTGTGGTATATGGCACCAGTC